TCACCGATTTGTATTCGATATTGAGACCACGGGTCTTAACCCAAAGGTCGACAAGATATTCCTTATCGGTATGAAAGACAACAAGGGATTTGTTCACCTGTTGTCTGCTCAGAATGAAGACGAAGAACGTGAGATGATCAAAGACTTCTTCAGAACAATCGATGTTTTGAAACCAACACTTGTGGGTGGTTATAACTCAGCATTCTTCGACTTCCCGTTCATCCTTACCCGTGCACAGATTCTTGGTTTGGACATCAAAAAGATTTGTAGAACTCTACACCCTGATCACTCTCTCAGACAAAAAGAGGGTATCTTAAAACTCGCCAACGAAATGGAACCCTACACACAGACTCAGATGTGGGGTTATAATATTATTGATATTGCCCACGCAGTTAGACGTGCACAGGCAATCAATTCCGACATTAAGAGTTGGGGTCTTAAGTACATCACCCAATTTATCGGAGCAGAAAAGGAAAACCGAGTTTATGTTCAGGGTGATAAGATCGGTAAGATCTATTTTGAAAATGAAGAATATTACTTGAATCCCGCATCAGGTGGTTTTAAAAAGATCGGTGATCCTGGTACTGAGAACTTGGAAAAGAAGTTCCCTGGTAAGTTTGAAAAGGTAAAAGGATCATATCTTATTGAACGATACCTTGACGATGACTTGTATGAAACGATGATTGTGGATGGTGAGTTTAATCAGGCAAACTTTCTTCTTGCTAAGTTGGTCCCAACAACTTATGAACGACTTTCAACTATGGGTACTGCCACTCTGTGGAAGATGATTATGGCATCTTGGTCCTACAAACACAACTTGGCAATTCCCGCAAGAGGTGAGAAAAGACCATTTACGGGTGGTCTTTCACGACTACTACAGGTTGGATACTCTCGAGACGTATTGAAACTTGACTACTCATCTCTGTATCCATCCATTCAGTTGGTCCACGATGTATTCCCTAAATGTGACGTAACAGGTGCGATGAAGAGTATGTTGAAGTACTTCCGTGATACTCGTATTAGGTACAAAAAACTTGCGGAACAATATTCAAAGACAGACCCAAAACTTTCGTCGCAATACGGACGTAAACAATTACCGATTAAAATCTTCATCAACGCATTCTTCGGTTCTCTGTCTGCACCTCACGTATTCCCTTGGGGTGATATGGATATGGGTGAACAGATTACTTGTACTGGTCGTCAGTATCTACGTCAGATGATTATGTGGTTTGGTCAGAGAGGTTATGAACCTTTGGTTATGGATACGGACGGTGTGAACTTTGCAGTACCTGAAGACAGATACACTTACAAATATATCGGTAAGGGTTATAACGGACTTGTTATTGAGGGTAAGGAATATGTTGGAACTGAGGCCGATGTCGCTGAATACAACGACATTTTTATGAGGGGTGAAATGGGTCTTGATACTGATGGACAATGGCCGGCAACTATTAACGTAGCTCGTAAGAACTACGCACTTTTAACGGACAAGGGTAAGGTTAAACTCACGGGTAATACCATTAAATCTAAGAAGCTTCAGACTTACGTTGCTGAGTTCTTGGACTCGGGTCTTCGTATGTTGTTGGATGGTAAGGGTCACGAGTTTTTAGAGTCTTACTACGACTATGTGGATAAACTCTACAACAAAAAGATTCCGATTGCTAAAATTGCAAACAAGGCACGTGTAAAACAATCGGTTCAGGAATACAAACAACATATCACAAAAAGAACCAAATCGGGTTCCCTAATGTCTCGTCAAGCACATATGGAACTCTTGTTAAAAAATAACATAAGTGCGGGTTTAGGTGATACGGTTTATTACGTAAATAATGGTGAAAGAAAATCTCACGGAGATGTACAAAAGAAGGGAGATACTCTTATGTTGAATTGTTACTTAGTCAATGAAAAGGATATTGAACAAAATCCTGATATGTTGGGTGACTACAATGTTCCTCGTTACTTGGCGGCATTCAACAAAAGAATTGAACCTTTGTTGGTTGTATTCTCACCTGAAATTAGGGACGAAATTTTGATTGAAGATCCTGAAAAACGTCCATACTTTACTAAAACACAAACACAACTTGTACGTGGATTTCCTCGTCGTGACGGTGATCAGGATAACATCGATGAGGTATTAACCCTTTCTGATGGTGAAATTGCTTTTTGGAGACACAGAGAGATTGACCCTTACTATATGTACCTTGATGGAACTATGGAATTGGTTAATGGTGAATATGTTGTAAAAAACAAAGATCTGATGTATGGAGACTATGAGGTCAAAACACAAATCCCTAAAGATGAGTTATATGAGGTTGATGAAAACGGTGATTATTTGATATACACTCTATGAGTTTTTCAAACCATCGGACGACATTATGTACCACTTATTGTTGATAAATCGTAATTCAACACAAGCACCTCGTGATAATTCTATTTCGTCATAATCATCGTCAATTCTAACGTCACCAACTAATAAAACGTTGGTTAAAGCTTTGATGGTTATATGGTCGGTGGTTGCACTATCGAGTTTTACTTTAGAGTAAGGGACATCTCGAATAACAACTACCGACTCTCCATTTGTTTGGTATTCTTCGTTGTCTGTAACAACAAGATCCGAAGTTCTGTATTCTTTACCGTTAACAATTTTGATGCTCGGTGCAGATTTAAAAATAGCCATATTAAATTACCATTATTCCGGCAGGAAGTGCCCTATACTGAAGAGATTTGTTCAGAGCTTCAGCTTGATTTGCTTTCACTTCCATCATTTTATCTGGTCTGAGTCTTTCTAATCTTAAAGACAACTCTTCTAAGAGTTTCATCTTTTCATCTTTGGCTTCGTTCAATAAAGAATCATATTCTAATTGAAGAGATGAATCAGGGGTTTTTAAATTACCACTGTATTTTCCACGTACTCTACCTAAGGTTTCTTTAACATATGAGGTAAACCAACGTCTAACCCAGTTTTGTGCTGGTGAATTTAGTTGATCCCATCTTAGTTCGTCCATTGGTATATCAGAAGGTAGTTTTACGATATCAGGATTTTGTGCTAAACAATCTTCCCTATCTTCGGTATCATAATACCAATACCATACTCTGTATTGATTTGCTTCGATGTTTCCAAAATCAAAACGACCACCAGGCACATTGTATAGTTGAAGTGCTTTGGCTCCACCTGGTAGACCTGTAACCCTATAAGTTAAATCACCTGTAATAAGTCTTCTTTTCATTTGGATGTCTTGCATTCTCAAGACAACGTCAAATGCTGGTGTTACAAAATAGTTACCTGTGGTACCCATTTGAGAGAACCCAGCACCACCACCGAGACCAATACCACCAAAACCCCCAAAACCACCCATAAATGGGTCAAAGTAAGCGGCATCTAATTCTGATCTTGAAAACCATAAAAGTTCATTCAATTCACGACCTTTTGGAATCTCATAAATTTGTTGACCAGCTTTCAAATCAATGTAATCCTTTTTCAGAACGTAAGGTCCTGAGTTCTGTAAACCAACTATTTTTGAATATGCGTAAGTATATTGAGTTTCCCAATCTAAACTTCTTGTAAGAAATGCTGAGGTTAGGGACTGTGTATCCAAATCTAAACCATATAGGGATGTCCATTGAGATTCAATCAACCAATCATTAACGTATTGTGCATAATCCTGAATGGCAAACTCCAATAATGAGTCCATCATCTCATCTTCAATCTCCACACCACGAATAGGAGCACCTAATAGATGTCTTATTCTCGTATAAAGTTTAGTTCTTCCAGGTTCAGCTATGATTGCAGCCATTCAAGTAATTTATATATAAATATCTTTTAACCTTTAATTTGGTCTTCACTATGAAAAACATAATTTCCATCGACAATTTCAGTTCTGTTGTTTTGGAAAACAATTGTTTCTCTGTTGTTGTGAAAAACCAAATAATCCGTTTTGTAAGGTTTTACCTGTGCGGTTTTGTATACTGTAATTTTACCATCTTTTTCTTCGTAGCTTCCAAATGGTTTGATCTGCATTGTTTTCGTTCCTTCGGGAGTTTGCATAAATGCATCCACACCCTTCAACATATCCTCACCGCTTCCAAGTTCACCCGTCTTGAATACTTCGTCCGTTCCAAAAATCTTTTTTAATTTGACTACAGCATCTAATTCACGTTGGTCACCCTGTTTGTGTTTTGCATCTAAGGTGGACATTATCGCACTGAAAGTTCCTGAATTTGTATCAAAAATTCTAAACTGAAGATCTCTCATAACATTGATCAATCTTTGTGTTTCTTTAATTTGGACATCAGGATTTTGACCTACGATATTAATGGCATCTAATCCCTGATGACGCAGGTATGTATTTACGTCATTAACGATCGTACAAAACAGAGTATAGTTAGTATTCAATTTGTTAATAACCGATCTACCTGGTTGTTCAAAATCATATACACCATAGAATGAACCTGGTTCGTATTGGTTTTGATCATACCAATATTCTTTGAATACAGTTTTCATAATTGAATCAATACCTCTACGATATGTCGATTTAACATCAGGATTCGTGTTGAAGACTTCCCTGAATGCCTCAAGTTGATTTCTGTTACAACCTCTTGACTGACCTTCAGAAATTATTTGTTTAAACTTTACACTTTCTTTTAATTTTTTCTCGGTCCTTGCAACATAAATTTTGTTTACGAATTTCCAATTGACAACTTTCCAAAAGTTTTTGATGTATTGATCTCTTCTGTTACGATATTTCAAGTAGTAAGCGTGTTCCCATAGATCAAGACCCAATAGTGGATATCCACCCTCTTTAATGGTATCCATCAGAGGGTTGTCTTGATTACTTGTTGTCATAATTTTCAATTTACCTGAATTGGTAAGAACCAACCAAACCCAACCTGAACCAAACTTTTTTGTTGCCTCATCGTTGAATTTTTTCTTAAATTCTTCCATAGTACCAAAATCCTTTTTAATTCTTTGGATTACAGGGCCTGTTGCTCTTGATTCGGTCGGTGTTAACATTTTCCAAAACAATGCGTGGTTAAAAGCACCACCCGCATTATTTCTAATGTCATCGGTAAATCTGTTTATTGATTGAACAATTTGTTCAAGTTCCATATCGGAACCTTTTCTCTTTTCTAAGGCTTTGTTGAGTTTGTCTACGTATCCTTTGTAATGTTTGTTGTAGTGGGTTGACATTGTCTCTTGGTCAATGAAAACCTCCAAGGCAGAAAAGGAGTAAGGTAATCTATCTATACCTACTTTCTTCATCTCTAATAAAATTGGTTTGTTAATTCCTTCGGATTCCTCAATCTGACGAGAGATAACCTCATCAAATTCCATCATTTCTTCGAGTTCAGAAATCCTTTTGTGGAGTTTAGAAAATTTCATTCTGTTATTTTAAAGATAAATACACAGAAATTATAAGTTTCTCCGCATTGATATCTCATTTAATATTTGTTCAAGGATATCACCCTTCTGTGGGTTATCTCCCATAACGATTTCAAAAATGTTCTTTTTGTTTTGGAGTATATCATATATAATAGACTCTATGGTGTTTTCGAATATAGGATAATAAACCAATACGTTGTTTTTTTGTCCGTATCGGTACGCTCTATCTTCTGCTTGTGAGTGATCTGAGGGGACAAAAGACAAGTCATTCATAATAACAGCTTCCGCGGCGGTCAAGGTAATACCAACACCCGCAGCTTTAATGTTACCAACAAAAACCTGAATTTTATCATCTTCTTGGAATCTGTCTACCGCATTTTGACGTTCTTGTTTAGACATTGACCCATCCAACTTAACCGCACTTTTTCCGAAATGTTCTGTAATTTGGTTAAGACTATCCGTAAAGTTTGTGAAAATAATAACTTTTTTTCCTTGTTCTACAATGTTCTCGGCAATTTCACAAGTATTCTTAATTTTTTCTTCGGCTATCACCTGCCTTAC